ATCCCATTTTGACAACACGTTATTGCTCATTACACAGAACCCATAGCTACCCGTTTCATCATTCCAACCATCAACAGGACTTGGGTTTTTTTGTAGTACCGTTCCACTCTCTACTTTTCCACTTTTGCGATGCAGCCACATATACAAGTTAAACCAACGAGGGTTTGATGCCTTATTTAAAAAGTCATTGCTGAAAGATATGTCAGTAGCATAGCCATTAGACGTGGTGTATTTACGCTCAATGGCATCTATAATCTTTTGCGCCCTCAAAGCGTATTTCAGTTCTTTCCAACTCACTCCGTGCTGATGCGCACCACCTGAACCACCGTGATACCAAAGGTTTCCTGTGCTACTACCCGAACCTGTGGTTTCGTAATACAATCTTTTAGTGTTGGTTATAAGTGGGCAAACAATATGGTTGCTTATCTCGTATGTATCGCCCACCGTTTGGAATATGTCATCATCTAAACTCAAAACAGTACTTGTAGGGATAAACACAACTGTTGTGCTTTGGTTTGTTGTTACATTATAAACTTGGTCGCCTACCGAAACCCCTGTGGTACTTGGTACTATTAGCTGACTTGAGCCGACCGTAGTTACCGTGCCTGTGTCAAAGTTGTTAAAGTCCGTTTTTAACAAATCCTCAACACGTGTTGCGCTATATTCCTGATTGAAAGGACTTAAGTCCAAAGAACTTAATTTATCATCCCCTATTATGTCCTTTAGGTCAACCGTGTTGCCATAGAACGTTACTTTGTACATATAGGGCTTCCTGTTCTTTAACTCTACACCATCAAGTTTTATTTTTCCTTTCTTAAATGGTAAGTGGTTTAGTTCGATTGTTGCTGACTTTTTAGTCCTCGCATCAAAGCCACCTACTATGTCAAAATTGTAGTAGTGCTTGAATAGTTTGTTGTTAGATTTGGAGGCGGGCAAAGTAAACGTCTTTGTGAACTCTGTAAATATCTTACCCAAGTCCTTTACGTTCTTAATAGACTGTGTGATGCTTACGGATTCATCCTTAAACATATCTACCCTCTGCCCTTGTATGTAAAGCTGTACACTCTGCACTATCGTATGTTGTTTATTTTGTCAAACGCTTGTTCAAACTCAACTGTGTAGTCCACAAGTTTATCGTTTACACTTGTTTTGTATGTTATTGTCTTGGTGCGTGGTATTACAGGAATAACTAATTCTTCATCTGTGATTTTTGTGTACCATACCTGCTCGCTTAATAAAAGTTCTTCTAACACCGCATTGTGGTCATCGTTTATATAACCCGTGTTCATTGTTATCCTATCCTTGCCCTGCGCCATAAACGCTTGTTGTTGGTGTTGATAGGTTTTGTAGCTTAACGTATCTTGGTTAAATACCGAAGCCTTAAACTGCTCGGAAGTAACGTCTGTGGTTTCTACTGATTTCTTAAAGAACCACAAGTCTTGTAATGCACCGTATTTGTTTACGAATGTTACTTTGTATGGTTCGTACTTACATTCATCAACGGTCTTTATTTTAACTATCTCTGTACCCGTGTCAGTTCCAATCCACACTTCATCCACAAGCCCTATGTCAATGTTGTTTAGAAAGTCGGTAAGGCATTTAGATACTTCCAAAGTACCGCCATCAGCTACAACCCTTTCCTCGTAAGTATCTGTGTTATCTGAACCGCTAACTGTTACATAATCTATTTGTCCGTTTGTGTTAGTTGAACTGCTGATTGTTAGGGTTCGCTTCAAAGTACCCTGATAGTAAAAGGCTACACTATTAGTGTCTTCGGTAAATACAGGGATTCTTACATTGCTATCGTTTAGTCTAAATATAGTGTTGTTTGATATTAGTAGCCCCCTTGATAGTTCAGGATTCGTACCCTCGTGGAAATACCCATATCCATCTAACGCAATATAATCGGTGTTGCTTGTGCCTAAACTTGAGCCACTTCCGTCTGCACCATCATACATAGTTATGTCAGATTCTACCCACACACATTGGCTGTCGTACTCCCCATCAAACTCTATGTCTATGTAATCTCTTATAAGTTCGCTTACCTCAAACACCACATAGTTGTTAGAATCAATCTCGTTCTTTGTGATTTGGTATTGTGCGGATGCGGGTTTGTCTGTTGTAAACACCCCTGTGTATATATACAAGTCCATAGTGGCTGATGCCAAACTTGCGTTACTTGCTTTAATGTAAAACGGACTTCTTACGTTTATCTTTGTTGCCATTGGTCAAGTTTATTTTGTAGGTCTATCTCAAAAGATTTGCCTAATTCTTTAGGCAGGTTTTTAAATGCAGCTTCAAACGGTTTAGTAAAAAACAAACTTGGTTTGATACCATAATTCTTTACGATTGTAGCAAGAGCAAAACCCGTTTGCTTGTAGCTTAAAAATCTTCCTTTTTTATCCCTTAATTGTTTACGCTTGGCGGCTGCCCACTTACCAAATGTACCTGTGGCACTTTCTAAACCAACAAGATTTGAAGATTTTTTATAACTAAAGTTACTTAAAGATTCGCCACCCTTAACGCCCTTAACACCTCTATCCTGAAACATACCATAATCTTCCATTTCAAAATAAATACGATAACCCGTGGAAACCTCTTCGGGTATGTATGTAAGTGAATCATACAATTTTTTAGATATATTTTTGCTGCCATATTCCTTACTTCCTTTAGTAAGGTTTGTTCGTGCCTGTTGTATAACATATTTGGCAAACGCATTTAAAGCGGCTTGTGTTTCTTTTAATTGCATATGTTAATATCATTTTCAATTAACACATCAAACGTACAAGCCCATCCTGCCACTTGATTCTCAAACCTATCGTAAAAAGGCTCACAAGAGGGGTCACCATCTAATTGGTATTTATCCCTATATAGGTTGCCTATTCTTAATACCTGTACAAGTTTGTTTACAACCGCTAATTGCGTGTTAAGAACATCGTGCTCATTGTCGTTATCCCTGAATATGTCTACGGTTTCATCCTTGCTTTGGTCAACTGTGTCCATAGCCAAAACCGACATATTGAACCTTAAAACTTGTTCTTCTAAAGTTACGTTATTGATAACGATGTGTGCTATGGGGTATATTGTCTGCTTTGACAAATCAATATCCGATATATCCCCTGTTGTTACCGTATTGATAACGTCCTCGTTTAAGAGTTGGTCTTTGATGGTTTCGGTTATTTGGTAAAAACCTCTTACTCCTTGATTAGCCATTGAATTTGTTTTTTATATTCCTTGCTTCCATTTCTGATTTGTCTTTCATAAAACTTAACGCATACAAACATTGGTGTACACCTAATTTAGTGATATCTTCAAATCGTTCAATATGCCCTTGAGCGAGTGCGTAAAGTGATTGATACCAACCCCATTTTCTTCCGAAATTAGATGCTGCGCTAAACTCGCCTCCTTGCTCGCCAAAGAGTTCAGCATAGTTCTCGATAAGTCCATCCCTAAATTGTAAAAAAAAACAATAGAGCCTAAAACTGCGTTCATAGGCATATCTTTCATTCTATCTGCATTGTCCAAGTTATAATCTTCTATGTTGTACCTATCGCCATATTTATTATTAATTGGTCTATATAGTACATTCATAGCACGGTGCATATTATCCCAATCGGCAATAAATGTGTCAAGGTCTATGTACTCCCCAAAGGTCATATCATCTAACTTTGGTATAAATCCGTACTGTACCCCATTCATCTTAAACTTGGTTACAAGTTGTGGCGTGGAGTTTAGCATATCAGTTAAGATATTTACAATGTCTTGTATGTCGGTGGCACGCATCATTAGTACGTGGTCTCCACGAATCTCACAAAATATCTCAATCAGTTTTACAGCTAAAAACTTTTCATCCGTGTTTTGGTCTTGTATCTTTAGATACTTTTGATACTGCTCTAAAGTTATTTCCCCAAGTGAATCAGGAATGTTAATATCAACTTTCATATATATATATCGTAAAAAAAATAAGTTTTAGCGAATAGCGTACTTCCCTCTATTTGGGTTCTGTAATTGGAATCCTACTGCGTAGCGGACTGCATCAATTAAGTGGTTATAAGCATCTATCGGAGTGTTGGATTTTCTTTCTAACCAACAGTAGTTGTTGAGTTCTTTAATTAGGTTTACAGAATCAGGGCTTACTACAAGGTCATAGTCTTGTAATAAAGATATACCATAAGTTACACTACCCTGTCCTTTGATTGATGGCTTTACGTTGCATCCTTTGGCTCGTATCTCGCTTATTAGTCTTGGCTCTGCTGAATCGCCCACGATAAGCCCATTTTTAGCGTGTTTAAGGTTGAGTTGTGCTATCTCTGATGTCGTAAGTCGTGGAAGATAAAAACACTCCCTTAAATAGATTATTTTGTTGTCTGTGTCTATGTTGGTTTCCACAAGGGTACTCTCATCCGAAGCAAATCCATAGTCTTGACCCCATATGCTAACCCCCACGTGTTTAAATTCGCCTATTGTCCAATTATCAAATATCACACCCTCTGCTTTGTTAAGCCACCCACCTAATATCTGATGCTTGTACTTTTCAGGTCTTCTTTGTTTCATTTGCTCTATCTGATGTAGGTAGCTTTCGGATAGGTTGTCTAAATTGTCCTCGTATGTGGTGTGTATGTAAGTAGTGTTTTCTTTTAATGTGTTGCTACCCTCTTGCACACCCCTATCCTCAAAGAATCGTTTGTAAATAAAGTGTTCTTTTGTTGTTGGGTTCAGGATAAGGATAACTCTATTCTCTTTGGATTGTGAACGTACAGATAGGTCTATGGTGTCAAACTTGTCTTCATCTGTTAGTTCCTCCGCTTCATCCACTACCCACGTGGTTATTCCTGTAAGGGATTAAATTAGCTGTTTGGTCGCCC